CGTTAGCTCAGTTGGTAGAGCAGCGGACTCTTAATCCGTAGGTCGAGTGTTCGAGCCACTCACGCCCCACCAAAGAATACAAAGGGTTCCAAGCGATTGGAGCCCTTTTCTTTTGCTCCGCAATTTTCCCACCGCTCCGCAAAACTCCGCATCACCTAGTCATCGTTAATGCGAGTACTCCGCGTCGCGTGTCATCAAATCAAACTATTTTGCTGAGCTTGCGGTTGTCCGCCATATCCCTTCGGCGCCGGCCACGCCTTCATGCGTTCGGCTGGGTACAAGGTCAGCATTGAACGAGCAAATTCTGGGTCTTTGCAGTTCAGCCAATCATCGTAAGAATCACGCGGCACGATGACCAAGCTGCGCTTTTCATCGCCTGGCTTGTGGAACCGTTTCATCAGCGGGTGCTCGTCGGCATTGATGGTTATCTGCGTGAACGAAAAAGAAAAGCCACCATTCTCTTCCTGCCACTGGCGCCATAGCCCGGCCACGCAGAAAGGTGCGTCGTCTTCCATGCCGATGGCCCAGCGCTGCGCTTTGCCTGATTCGTAATTGGGTTCGTAGAAGCGCTTTGTTGGCAGTAGGCACAACTGACTATTACGCCAGGCTTTGGAATATGCCGGCTTCTCGCCGATTGTTTCCGCGCGCGCGTTCATGGTGGCAAAACGCTTATCGGGCGGCATATGGGCCTTCGGCAAAATCCCATATGTCCCAACAGTCAGCTGGGGCTTGCCGTCGACCGAGCGCACGATCGGAGCGGAATAATCCTGCCAGACCTCAGGCGGCCAGCCGGGCGGAATGATGTCGCCGCGATCAATAGCGTCGATCATCTCCATAATCTGTTCGTCGTCAGCAGGCTCGTAATCTACGCACATAGCAGGATTTCCGGAGGGAAAACCGTATGATGCCAGTCAGCAGAGGAAAATCAAGTGGTCGGCGGTTTGGGGCCGTGTAGCGGCGCGTCAGTGACTGGAGGCCTTTCGGCCAGCAATTCTATCGACCATTCCTGTAGCGTAGTGGCGGCGTCATCATCAGGCGCCAGCCGATCACGCTGCCAGCCGCGCATTATCATTTTGCTGTCTGCCAGGCCAATTAATTGAGGCTGATACAACGGAAAATACAAATCCTGCGTCGGTGTAGCCTGACTGCCCCATTCCACGAAATGCATGACTGCATAGCCTTCCACCACGAACGCTTTCAGGCGGCCGCGCTTACCGTCGTCGGCATTCGTTTCTTTCGGACGTCGACGGCGGCCTTTATCTCTAAGCTGGGTGACTTTTGCGTACATGGATTTACTGTATAAAAATACAGTGTATCGTAAACGAAAATCAGGGTGTCAATCCGTTAGCGCGGATGAACGCTTGAGCTGCCCGGCCAGCCGCAAAGGCTTCCTCCACCTTTATTTCGAGCGCCCGAATATCTCGGTCAATGTCGTCGGGAACCAGCCTGGTTCCGGTATTGGCTCCATTGCCGCCGCTGGTGCCACTGGCTTCGGTGGATCCGGTAGCGGGACAGATTGCGGTGCCGATACGCATGCGCTCAGAGCGAGCAGCAGCAGCGCGAGCATTAGCGACTTCTTCATCGTGCTTCCTTTGAATGTTGGATGAATCAAGTTTTTGTTTGGCCGCCAAGGATTGGTTATCTTCCCTGCGTTTGTCGACCAGCAGATCGTTGGCTGCTTTCTCCGCCGCGATGGCGGCATTCCATTTCACTTGAACACCAGCCGCGCCAACATGGCGCTCATGAACCCCAAATGCCAGAATCAGTGCCAGGCCGATCAACAATTCCCAGCCCCAGCGCGGGACCATCTTCAGAATCCCCAGAACTGCGGCAGGGCCGAGCGCGGTGACTGCCATGATAAGGATGCCGACCAAGGCGCTGCCGCCAGCCAGAATCTGCCAATGGCTTATGGCAGCCGTCCAAAGTGTTGCGAGCATTGATCTACCCTACTTTCTGAATTTATCGGACAAGCCGAGCCCGGTCAGCAACGCGCCCGCCCCGATGCCATAGGCCTGCATGTCGAACGTCTTGCCATACACCACGCTGTAGATTTCCAACCCCAGTCCGACAATGAATGCCAGGGCAGCAAAGAAATACGATGGTTCCAGCGTCATGTTGTCGTCGCCGGTGATGAGCTGGATGAGCTTTTTGAACATGATCAGGCCTTGTCATACTGTGTAAGGTTGTGCGATCGGATGACGGCAATCACCTTTGCGGCGTATTGTGGGTCGGTAGCGTAACCGGCAGCAGCGACAGCCAAGGCGAACTGCTCGGCATTGTCGGTGTGCTGGAACGCGGGCGCGTAGCGCTTGTTCACGATGAAGAACTTGGCGTGATCGGTTAGGCACTCTGACCAACTGGAATACTTGCGCCACAGTGCGGGTACCGTGATCCACTGCCCAGTGGCCTTCACGAACTCGCGCGTTGGAATGGTCACGGTTGCGCCGGACCACGACTTATCCGCCTTCACTCCGAACAGGTTCATAGCGGCCTTAGCCAAGCCAGATTCTCCCCAGGCAGACTCAAGTGCTCCCTGTGCAATGGTGAAGCTTGCCGGCACCTTCGTTGCGCGCGTTGATTCCTGTGCGCCGGCGGCGATCAGCGCGATAAATGCATCTGGTTTCATGGCTTATCTGCCTTCTTGTCGATTTTGTCTTCGATGCGCTCAAGCTTCATAAACACGGCATCGATAGAGCGACTGAACTGATCAATCGCTTTGGTGAGGTCATTTTTTGTGCTGAAGGATTCAGAGACATGGAGCTTGTATTCAGACAGCGCTCGTTCCAGCTCCCTGACATCAGAAACCAGACGGCGCAGCATCCACCACAAAATACCCACCAGTGGCGTTACCAGAAGCCCGACGACCAATTCGACTGCGAGCCGGATGATTTCGAATTGATCCATTACGCCCCCGCAGAAAACACAAAATCGGCACGCTGCTCCCGCTGCATGATCCAGATCGGATAAGGCAGCATGTGAATGCCAGCATCCTTGCCGCGGTGATGCGTCTCGCAGAGCACCATCATGTTGTATTCCGAGTCGATGAAATCCTCAGGCGCCTTGAATGTCGACCACGGGAAATTCGGATGCAGCACGCGCATGCGATCCCAGTCGATACCATCGGCATCGGCCCATTCCGCGTGAAAGTGATGCACCTCTCTCTTTTCCTTGGTACCGCAGACGTAGCACGGCGTATCTTGCACTGCGATCAGGTGGTGCTTGGTCTGCCGGAACAGTGGCGACTCGGTACGTGGTGGGTGGTCAGGATAAAAAATATCGACCGAAATGGTCTGTTTGAACTCATGTTCATGGCTGGGCATGAAATCTCCAGGCGTAAAAAAGCCCGCTCGTGGCGGGCGCTGACAGTTCTTGTCTTTACAGCATGTAAAATGCTGTAAAGAATCAAACCACTAATAAAACAATGACAAAATCGATGCAAGCTCACCCTAAATACAGGGCAGACATAGATGGCCTACGGGCCATCGCAGTTCTCTCGGTAATTGGCTTTCACGCCTTCCCCACCTTCATCACTGGCGGCTTTGTCGGTGTTGATATCTTTTTTGTTATTTCTGGATTTCTGATATCCACGATCCTCTATGCCAATATCGAACGAGGCCAATTCAGTTTCTTGGATTTTTATAGCCGGCGTATCAGGCGAATTTTTCCCGCTCTTCTGCTGGTCTTGATCTGTGTGTACGTATTCGGATGGTTCTCGCTCCTTGCCGATGAATATAAGCAACTCGGGATTGGCATTGCCGGCGGCTCAGGATTCGTCTCTAATTTCGTTCTGTGGGCTGAAAGTGGGTACTTCGACAGCGTCGCCGAGACAAAGCCTCTCTTGCATCTCTGGTCGCTCGGGATCGAAGAACAGTTCTATATCGCATGGCCCGTAGTCCTGGTGTTTGCTTGGAAAAAACGCTTCAATCTTGTCACGATCGCCGTGCTATTGGCGGTCATTTCTTTTGCGATCAACTTGAACAATGTCGTTGCCGAAGCGACGGCCACCTTCTATTCGCCTGTCACACGCATATGGGAATTATTGGGTGGAGCAATTCTCGCTCATCTCATGATTTATCCTTCGGAACTTAAATCCGACATTGCAAAGAAAGTGGATTGCTGGCTAGGCCCTGTCGTTTACTCTCGTCGTCCGGAACAAAACGGAACGACGCTGCAAAACACCATGGCGTTTGCTGGCATCTCCCTGATCGTATTTGCAGTAATTTTCTTCACGAAAGCAGCCGCTTTCCCAGGCTGGCGGGCAGCTATTCCAGTTGTAGGAGCGGTATTGATCATTGCAGCAGGGCCGCAAGCGTGGCTCAACCGCGTCATCCTTTCGCAAAAAATCATCGTCTGGGCAGGATTGATCAGCTATCCGCTGTACCTGTGGCACTGGCCCTTACTTTCGTTTGCCAGAATTCTCGAAGGAAAAGAACCGTCGCTTGCCATACGAGTAGCCGCAGTCTTCCTATCTTTCGTGTTGGCCTATTTGACCTATCTGCTAGTTGAAAGACCGCTTCGGTTTGGCAAATACGGCTCCGTAAAAACTATCGGCCTCACGGTTCTGATGATTATTGTTGGCTTCGTCGGATACAACACATACCGCCGCAATGGGATGGAATTTCGCGTGAGCGAGTATGGGAAAATTTCCAAAGCCTCTAATGAATGGTATTACCCTGGAGACATGACAAATTTCCAGTTCATGACCCGGTATGTAAATGAGAAAAACTTCGGCGCAAAAGAATCAACGCTTTTTATCGGTGATAGCAATGTCGAGCAGTACTATCCAAGGATTAGGGCTCTCGGAGACCTTCATCCAAACGGCATGAAGAATTCAATTTTTTACACCATTGGAGGCTGCTCCTCGACACCAGGAATTACGGTTGATTCAACTTGCAATGAAATGCCGGAAATAGCATTTAAGCTAGCAAAAAGCCGCGATGATATTACCAGCGTTGTTATCGGGAGTGCGTGGTACAACTACTATCTAGACGCGCGTCAAACGTTCACTGACAGCGATGGGCGCCGCTACCCTATAGCACCAGGAACTGAGGGATACCGATTGGCGATGAACTCTTTTGATGCCTATTTAAAACATTTAAAGTCTCTTAACAAAAAGATCTATGTAATCCTCAATATTCCGTTCGACCCAGTTGCTGATCCACATAACATGGTGAATAGGTCTCTGCGTAATTTCCCGCAACTGCTGACGCCGAATATCATACCTTTATATGTACAAAGGCAACGCGCTAGATATGGGCATATAGACGACGATTTAACTCGTATAGCAAAAGAAAATAACGTGATTGTTATTGACCCGAAACCATACCTTTGTGATGCCGTAATTTGCCGCACCACGAGTGATGTCGGTGACCCCATATTTAAAGATGGGAATCACCTACGTCCGGTTTTTGTAGCAGCATCTTCCAAATATATTGATGAAACAGTATTGAAGTAAGGCTCCTACTGTGAGACCAATGCCTGGTCAGTTCCCGATGCCAGTGCTGGCAGTGATGGCCAAGTAACCGGCACGACTGACGTGACGACCTTGCGCAACGCCTGCTGGTATTTCTTCCACAGAATCAGTAGTGCGGCGTCGGCTGGATCGGGGTTGTCGACAACGTCAGGGTCGGTCGCATTTGTGAGCACGCTGATCTGGTAGTTGCAGATTGCTGTCAAGCGTGCCTTTTCAGCGGTAGCAGCAGCGGTCAATTGCTCTGGTGTTGGCGGTGGCGCGTCGGAAATAACCGGCTGACCATCTGCATCTGCCGTTATGACCTTGCCGGCGGCGCGTGCCGCAATGCATGCCGAAAAAATTTCTTCGGACACCTCGACGCCATCAGTCGGCCATGTTCCTGCAGCCTCGTAGTCGGCTTGCATCTCGGATGGGTAGAACGACTTGGTGGAAGGGCTGAAAATTTTCATATCAATATCCCACGGCAATCCAGCGATAGACGCCAGTGCCGCCCCCGCTGGTAAAGCAATAAATGTTAAATGTTGAGCGTGATGAAATTTCTCCCGCCCCTGTAAACGATGACGTAATGACTCCACTTGATGCAGCATTAGCTACGATCTGCAGTGCCGCAGTTGGAAAAGGGATGGGAAACGTGCCGCCGTAGACGCCCCCAGACGCCACTGTCGGCGTAATGCCCCACTGGATAATCAGGCCGGGCTGACCCGGAGAACTTGGCAGTCTTGCATATCCGTTAGCCAAGAGAGAGTTGATAAACTGCCCCAAATTCACTGCATGCTGTGATTGCGTAGCTGCGGCAACCTGAACCGCACCACCAGTGCATTCGATCAAGATCCATGCGCCGTTCCCAGCGTTGACTGCAGGCGCAATCAAATACAACAAAACTGCAATTCCTTTGGCTGGAAGCTCGCCACCTTGAAGCGGCGTGAGTGCCATCCCTAGAATAGGTTTTGCAGTCAATCCATCGGGAGCATAGGTCGCTGCACCTGTGTTGGCGTTAACAATCGACACTTTTTGCATCAACCCGGAAGCCAGATCACCCACGACAAGAGCAGGAGTATTTGCCGCTGCATATGCATTTGCGGCGCCTGTATCGGACAGCACCGCCGTCTTCTGCTGGGATCGACCGATTGCCTGTTTCAGTTGCGTGAAGTTTGTCTTGCTTAACGTGAAGCCGACTCCCGTTACGACGTTGGCGATTTCCATCATCACCATGTTGAGAAATTCGGCGGGAAGAATCGTTGGATCAACGCCGGTGCTTGGGTTGCCATCCGTGAAGAATCCAGGCACCCCAACTGCGGTCGGGGTGGGCAGCGTCGACGCCGCCGACGAATTATCGATTTGATACATTCATTACCTCATTGATAGATGAACTTAAGAATGGTGTGCGCGGGCTTGATCTGACTGAGCTCACATTCGAGAACTTGGTTTTGCCAAGTGGCTAAAGGCTCACCGGCGGCCGACTGGCCGACACGAAAATAGACAACGGTAGTCAACGGGGCAACAATGGCCCACACGTAGGCCCACTCCGGTCCGCCCAATCGATCTCCGCATCGACTCTGGCCGCAGCGGAATGGCGCGTATTCTTTGGTGGTGACCGTATAGCCGAGTGCAGCAGCAAAACTGATCATGTACGGGATGGACTGACCACCTCCGTTAGAAAAACGAGCCACGACCTGCGTACGACGCTGTTGGATAGTCGGCGACAGGCCAACACAGGGATCGGGTAGTCCAAGGGTTGCCTCCCATTCGGGGAGCAACTCAATCGTGCTTGCTGGGTTGATGTCTGTCAGAAGATTCAGTGCACGCGCAGCTTGCCGTTCATAGCTGGCGCTAAGCCCTGTAAAAACAGCCGTCATCACGGCGTCCGTGTCGCGGGGCCAAGCGATACCGGGCGGAAGCAGCGCCTGGTGCGCATTGAGAAAATTTTGTTGTGTATATGCAGGAATTCTCATCCGGAACTCACAGATAGACGATGGTGCCGAGCGTCGGGAGATAGCCCAGTGGACTCACGATATTTCCAGTAATCACGGTCGTGGTCGAATCCACCAACCCGTCGATTTCCGTGATGACGAAACCTGCGGCAGCTGCGATCGCACCGATTGCGCCCTCGATATCAGACCGATTGATAGTCCCGGCCTTTGGCGTACCATTCCGGAAAAACACGTCTGCCACTGCGGAGGTGATTAGCGCGCGCGTTGCAGAACTTGAAGCGGTCAGGCCACTAATCTTGAAACTGATTGTGTGAGGATGCGGCGAGCACGAATACACCAGGGCTGTAGCAGGCCGCAGAGAGTACAGGGCGTTTGCAACAATAAGCTGATCCCCGACTGCCTTAGTTGCATTACGAGTCTCTGCCGTCGCGACGCCATCTGTGCCTTGTGGGAAACCGCCATGCGCGGCTTCAACGACGTCCATCATGAAATAAACGACAACGGTACCTGCGCCAAAACCCACAGGGTTCGCCCAAGCTCGCGTCACACCTGCAACAGCTTTTGCCCATTTTGGATAATCATCCTCTGCGCCGCCCTGAGGCGACGACTGGTATGCATCCATTACACGACTGTAATAATCGTCATCTGTCTCAATGTCCGCTCCGCCGACAAATGCAGTTGCAGCAGCACCGTTGGACTGAATTCCAGTGATCGTTGTGGCGAGAGTAAGGGC